AAAGGTTACATATTTGGTAATAATTATAATATAATACTATCTATGTCTATGTATGTCATCCTTAGTTCCTTACATAGTTTCTATTATAGCATACTTTAATGCATTTGTCAAGCACTATTTAACCTGTCCCCTATTGTTTAATACTTATCCACAGAAATACTAATGTTATCAACAGGTTAGCTAGTGAGTACTAACTTATTTATTGCTTTCTTTTTTGGTACTTTTTTGTATCTAAGAGGGTTCCGCTACATCTTGGTAGCATTTTACCCTCCCCCGGGGTACTCATTTAGTACTACCCTTGCATTGGGAAGTAGTACCTTCGTAGCACTGTATGTGTGTACATGAAAAGTACCCACTAAAGCTACTACCCAAGTACTACATTCCATCCCTAAGTTACTACCTAGTTACTAAGGGAAAACACCTAAGCCACCACAATGTGAAACCTTACAGCCATGTAAGCAAATCTGCACCCATGTGGTGAATGTGCGAGCATGTAGCACCAATGATGTGCATAGGGCAAGAAGCGTGCCAAGAAATGCACCACAATGGACACCATGCCTTGGAAACAAAAGTACTACAATGACAGATGATATACCCTAGAAGCATTACATGCCAAGATAGAACTAAACCTAATGGGTTAATAAAACCAAGCTGGCACAAGTCCTGCTATATATAAGGGAGGGGATAGAAATAATAACCTACCAACTCAAAGGGTTATAGAATGATGATAGTTGACAGACTGAAATCATGTTATAATTCACTCAAGCTAGAAACATGGGGTTACTAGCAAGTTACCAAGTAAAGGAAACGACAATGAGCAAGAAACCAAAAGAGCCGGTTACACCTAGAGCCATCGGCGCAGCATTCGCCAGTGAGCAAGCAGCCATCGGCGCCAAGCTGATTGATACTCTCAAGCAAACAATCAGCGCCTACACTGTAGATCAACCCGCAGAGCTTGCAGAGCTTGTAGAGGGTTACGGAGAGCAAGTCAAAGGCCTTTACAATGCCAACACTGCCAAGGTGAGAAAATCAGAATTCAAAAAAGTGGTTGACCATGCGAGCAAGCAAGAGACCCGCCAAGTGTTGTTCAACATAGTTGATAATTACGAATCGGTTCAGAGCTTGGTGAAAGACCTTCGTGCTCTTGAAAGTGGTTCAAAGGTGATTGATGATGAAGGCAAAATTGCCAAGGCCGAAAAGCCAGAGAGCGAGAAAAGCGAGAGCGACACCGAAGCCGATACTGTGACAATCGAAGTAGGTATGTCACAACCCAGCATGATAGAAGCCTTGGAATTGATTATGCAGAGCGCCTATGATGCTGGGTATGTAAAAGCATCTGACTTGATTCAGCAAGCCATGGCAAGCATCGGCAAGGGCGAAAAGTGAACGAAGGGAAAACGGGAGAGGTTGACAGACCTCTCTCCCCTGATGTATACTGGCTTTACCAGCTGGAAGCATGTTGTCAAGCATGTTTCTTCGTGGTAACTAGCAAGTAACTTTTTAAAGGAAATTTAAATGTTTGATTTTGTCAAGAGTTTTTTTGTGGCTCGTAAACACACACAGAACACCATTGGTAGGTTTGTCACAGTGTATGCCGCTGGTGTCCCACACAATGGCAAGATTGTTTCAGCTGGGTTTTTCCGTGTAGGAGTGAAGCTGGCAAAATGTGGTGAAATTGTGTACATCAAGCCCACTTTGGTAGCACGTGTCCATCGTGACAAGAAGCGTTTGGTTACACGCAAGCAACCAGATGCCATTGCAATTTGATAGGAAACTATGTAAGGGCATCAAGGTGTCCTTACGTGGCAATCCTGCCTGATGGAGCTGTTTATGAATGACAAACAATTCACAATTTGTTGCCTGCTAGTTATAGCTGGTGTTTTGTTAATGCTGTTTTTGGAGAACACATAATGCTGTCTCGTACATCTAAGCTTGGCTGTTATAGCTGGAGCTTACAAGCTGTGGATAAGTGTCCTGCGTCACGTGGTGATGATGGTGAGCTTGTTGAGGTTTGTAAGGGTTGTTATGCCACACAAGGCTTTTATCACATGCCAGATGCCATTGCTTTGCGTGAGCGTAATGATGTGGAATGGAGGCAGGACACATGGGTTGATGACATGGTGAAGTCTTTGCGTAAGCAGACTTTCTTCCGTTGGTTTGACTCAGGAGATATGTATACCGAAGCCTTAGCATGGAAAATACATGCTGTTTGTGCAGCAACGCCTTGGTGTAAGCACTGGTTGCCAACCCGTATGCACAAGTTCACCAAGTTTTCACGTGTCATTGATGCGTTGAATGACTTAGACAATGTTGTTGTTAGGTTTTCTAGTGACAATGTAGGACAGCACATTGATGGGCTGTATGTTTCCCTTGTTGTCGACACGTACAAGCATGTAGACAAGACACACGTTTGTCCCTCTAGTTTGCAGGGAGGCAAGTGTTTAGACTGTCGTGCTTGTTGGAGCAAGGACACACAGAGCGTGGCATATGTTGCACATAGCAACAAGATGCACAAGATTATTCGTATGAAGGTGGAACCAATGCCAGGTTTTGACCACAATCCACTAGACAATTTCCCTACAATTTGGAGCAAGACATGAAAGTGTTTGTATATTTCAACCTACACAAGAAATGTTTTTCTGTGAAGGCATTAGATGGTGAGAACAAGGGCAAGGTTGTACAACACACAGACAATGTTGTCCTGCTTTTGCCTGAGTTTAAGGTGTCAGAGGCAGGTAGACAACGTGTCCTACGTGAGAAGCGTAAGAACGTCCATGCTGGTGTTGTTGGCTGGCTTGATGTGTTTGATTGTCCTATGAACAAAGACTATTACACACAAGTGAGGTATAACCCATACAAATATTCGTCTTTTGTTACCAATGACGAGACACCTGTTCATAACGGCATGGTTTCCCATTTGACAGTGACAAACAAAACGCCTAAGATTGAGGCTTATTTACAAGGAGAAGAAGCATGAAGACAATTTACAAACCAACATATGTGTTGGTTTCTTACAACAACATTCCATTCATGGTGGCTATTGACACCATTACAATTGACAAGTACAACCCATCAACAGGTGGTGAATACGAGGAAGAACAGCCTTATGTTGAGAGTGTTTTGATGGGTGGACATGAGATGGTTGACCTGTTATTGGATGAGGTTGTTGATGACCTGCTTAAACTGGCGGTTACTAGCGAGTAACCATGAAGATTGTTTTAGCCATCTGTTTATATCTGTTGTTTTATTTTCTCCTGTTGACAAGTCATTGAAACATGGATATAATAATACATAGATGTATTGATAGTAATTATTAACATAGTATGTAACTTAGTATGTTACTTATAAGGAAGAAGACATGAGATGTTATTGTTGTAATGATGAACTAACTGACTTTGAAGCTACACGTAGAAGCTCCATCACTGGTGGTTTCTTAGATGTTTGTAATGGTTGTTATCATCACATGAAGGAAGACGTTTGTGCCATTGAACGTACAGACTTGAGACATGAGGATGATGATGTTAACGAGGATAATGATGAAGACATTTGAACACGAGGCACACCTGATGTTCACGTTGATGGACATACGGGAACTCATTTCACACATAGGGTATGAAGGTTTTCAACAAGCTCTTTCCACTGTGCTTAACGCAAGTAATGAAGCACGAGAATTTACAGCTGATGAGAAGGCTTTCATGCAAGGTTTGTTAGACAACTGGAAGCATTGACATGACACCAACACCTAGACTACGCTTTGTTGAGCGCGATACCCTGATTTCGGTAGGTAATGGCGCTACATATTCGCAAACAATCCGCATCCTTCAGCAATGGTTTGTGTATGACATTCAATACCCGACTACTCGTGGTGAATGGCGTGATGTTCCTTTGGAGAAAGAAGCATGAGTAAAGAAGCAAACAAAACACAACGTGCTTTGTCGCTGGCGCTTAAGGCGTTGAACAACACATACGCACTGCGAGATGATGTTATTGAAGCTAAGAAAGCCCTAGAAGAAGCACTTGTCGCAGACTTGTCTGCTCCCAAGCAAGAGCAGGGTGAGCCTGTGGCGTGGTGGATTCCTAAAGCAGAGCAGTTTTGTCTTCAAAGCCCAAGTGGTAAACGACCTTTTGCGAAAGCGTGGGAGCCTCTCTACACTACACCACAACAACGCAAGCCGCTGACGGATGAGCAGATTGAATCAATCGCAGATGAATATCTTGTGGATTACAGAATTCCTGCGGGATGCGCTTGGAATTTTGCTAGGGACATCGAAGCCGCCCACGGCATTAAGGAGTAAGACATGACAGACAAAAAAGCATTGAAGCTTCGAGAAATTATGGAGCAGGCGCAAGTGTTTGCCTCTGCATGGTCGCTAGTTGGCGGTCGTTTTGACGGCGGTAACGCGATGGACGATGCCGAAGTCGCAAAGATGGCGCTGCACCAAATGATAGAAGAAGCACTAGCCAAGCAAGAGCAGGGTGAGCCTTTTGGCTGGTATGACATGGAACATGGCGAAATTCGTGATGTTGAATGGAATAGGCTCAAGCCAACTTATGAAGGTGTCTGGCGTCCCCTCTACACCACACCACAACCCAAGCAAGAGCAGGGTGAGCCTGTGGCGTACATACATCGCAACGAGTACAACGAATACAGGCTTGAGCCATACGATAACTTTGACATCAAAAGCATTCCGTTCAATGTTGACGTTCCGCTGTTCAAGCCACCACAACAACGCACATGGGTTGGGTTGACGGATGAGGAGATTGTTTCTATTGCAAATGAAGTGCAAGTCTGTCCTGATTGGACAAAACTATTTGCCAGAGCAATCGAAGCCAAACTCAAGGAGAAGAACACATGAGTGATGGAGGTAAGGGTAGTGCAAGGCGTAAGGAAGATGCACAAGCCATATTAAATAATTGGGACAAAACCTTTAATAAGAAACCTGACACACAACAACCAGAGGAAGAACATGGCGTTCGTGAAGACACACCAACCATGCCCGAGCTGCGAAAGCAGTGATGGCCTATCAATTAACGAAGACGGAAGCACCTATTGCTTTGTCTGTAACACACACACTAAGGCTAACAAAATGATTGAGGCTACCATGCCATACACCCCATTGAAAGAGATCAACCAAGAGGCTGTAAATGCCCTTCGTGCCTCCTTTCATAGCCTGCCTACCCCTGCCATTGGTAGCCGCCGCATTAGCAAGGCAACAGTTGAACGCTATGGTGTTGTTGCTGACACTTCACACATCTTGTTTCCCTATTACAAGGAAGACAAACTGTTTGCTGCAAAGAAACGTACCATTGCAGGCAAAGACTTTCAAACTGTTGGTGAATGGAAAGGCACTGGCTTGTTTGGTCAGCAGCTGTTCACCAAGGGTGGTAAATATCTAACCATTGTTGAGGGTGAGTTTGATGCATTGGCTGTGTATCAAATGCTTGGCAGCAAGTGGCCTGTTGTTTCCATTCGTAATGGTGCAGGTGGTGCAGCCAAAGATTGCAAGGAGCAATATGAGTGGCTCTCCTCCTTTGAGAACATCGTCATTTGTTTTGATGGTGATGAAGCAGGACAGCAGGCAGCTAAACAGGTTGCTTCTTTGTTTGCTGGCAAGGCCAAGACATTCAAGCCTGTCGAGGGATATAAGGATGGCTGTGACTTCCTTGTTGCTGGCAAAGAGAAGGAGTTTATTGACCGCTGGTGGGCAGCTGAGCGTGTAGTACCTGATGGTATTGTCCCTGCTTCCACCCTATGGGAGAGCGTGTCTAAGCCTTTGGACAAGGCAGAGGTGTCCTACCCCTATGATGGCCTTAACAAGCTGACGTATGGCATCCGTAAGGGCGAGCTGGTTACAGTGACAGCAGGCTCAGGCTTAGGCAAGAGTCAGTTTCTACGTGAAGTGATTTGGCACATCCTTAGCAAGACACAAGACAACATTGGCTTGATGTTCTTGGAGGAGAGTGTTCGTAAGACAGGCTTGTCTTTGATGAGTTTGGCTGCTAATAAACCTTTGCATCTACCAGACTGTGATGCAACTGAACAGGAAAAACGTGATGCTTTTGACGCAACTCTTGGCAGTGACCGCCTTTATATGTTCGACCATTTTGGTAGTACAAACATTGAGAACATCATCAAGCGAGTCGAAGAATTCTCAGTTGCTTTTGGCTGTGGCTATGTATTTCTTGACCATGTATCCATTGTTGTAAGTAGCCAAGAGAATGGTGATGAACGTAAAGCCTTGGATATGGTGATGACAGAGCTTCGTACATTGGTGCAGAAGACAGGCATCAGCCTTATCATTGTGTCCCACCTCAAGCGTCCTTCTGATAAGGGACACGAGGAAGGTGCAGCTACATCATTGGCTCAGCTTCGTGGCTCAGGCTCCATTGCTCAGCTGTCAGACATGGTGCTTGGCTTGGAACGTAATGGTCAGGCAGAGGATGAGACAGAACGTAACACCACCAAGGTGAGGGTGTTGAAGAATCGTTTCAGTGGCATCACTGGCCCAGCATGTAAGCTGTTGTATAATAAACATACAGGAAGGATGACAGAGCGTGACGAAGAAGCCCTTTAAAGAAGACACAACATGGCCCTTCCCTTCTCTACCTGCTAAGACAATGCATGGGGTGGAGAGGACAGACAAGGATGGAAACAAATATGTCAAGGTAACTACCAAGTTACTTGTTCTTAGGAAGAAGAAATGATTGAACAAGCTATTGTTGCAGCAACAGGTATTGGATATGCCATCGTAGGTGTGTTACAATGGTATAAAGGGGAAGCCAGTAACGGAATGATCTGGTGTGGCTATGCCTTTGCACAGGTTGGTTTGTATTTAAATTTGAAAGTGTAAAATGCGTAACGTAGAACTATGGCACAAACGTGCAAGACCAGAGCCAACAGATGCTGACATGCAGGTGCAGCTAGGCTGTCACATCGAAGAGATTGTTGAGATGTTTGATGCTCTTGATCTTCACCACAGCTGGGCTGCATTGGCTGACGAGCTTAGCCTCTTGGCTACACGCTTGAAACAAGGAGAGACAATTGTTTCTATCAAAGATCGTGAAGCGTTCCTCGACAGCTTGGCTGATCAGGTTGTTACTGCTATTGGCGTTGGGCATTGTGCTAAGATGCGTACAGCCGAGGCAATTGAAGAGGTAAACCGTAGTAACTGGAGTAAGTTTGACCAAGAGACAGGACAACCAATCTTCTCTCCTTATGGTAAGATAACCAAAGGCCCTAACTATCGGGCTCCATCCTTGAAAGACTTTGTATGAAACTCAAAAACCACTACACAGATGATTGGGGTAACATCATTGAAGACAAAGACATTTCCCTTGGAATGATTTTACGTGAACGTCTAGACAGTGGTATCATTCCTATTCGTTGCACCACTGACGAGCTTAATAAGAAACCTCCTGTAATGATTACACGAAAGAAAGACATGAACAAAACTATTGATGAAACCCTTGAGCAACGTGGCAATAACTACGGTGACTATCGTGATGTAGCATACGCTGCACAAGAGCTAAAGAAAACCCTGCGTTATTCAAAGAGCTGGCATAACATGGAACCATACATGCAAGAAAGCCTTGACATGATTTGCAATAAGATGGCACGTATTGTTAATGGCAACCCCTATTACGATGATAGCTGGCATGACATCTGTGGTTATGCTACACTCGTGGAGAAACAACTGGAGAAAAAGTGAAGCTCTATCTAGACATTGAAACAACAACAACTCATGA